CGCTCCCGGATCCGTGAGATGAACTACCATCGGCGCCATCGTCGGGATGAATACCATCTCCGTGACAGTGTGCGTCGGGTCGAACTTCTCGCAGCACACTATGATGGCGCCCCATTCGTCACGTCGTGACCAGACTTGCATCTCGATCTCGTTCTCGTTCACTTTGTCCCTCTCGCTTGTGTAGTTCCATTCTAGCGTCCGATTCCCGTTTCGCAACTCCGCTCCGAAACTTTCTTTCGGATCCGATTCTTGCGTTCCGTCCGTTTCGCTTGTGATATCAGTTTACCGGGTCCGGCCGGAAACCCACGCCGAAACGTGTTACAAGATCTTGTAATATTGTGACGAACCGAAATATTACGGTAATACTGCGATCGTGTGACAAGTGTTACGATTCGTAATATAGTGCTCGCTATATTACGATTGTTACAAAGTCATGACATTGTAATATAATGCGTGCTATATTACGGGCCTGTTACGATTGTTACAGTTGTATTACGAAATCGGTCAGAGTTTGACTTGGTCCCCCGTAGAGCGCGTAGCCCCAATTCAGATAAAATTTTCCCAAATTAGCAAAACATTCCAAATCCTATTAAGTTACCCCCTCCCCTCGGTGGTCCTCCTGGCGACGTGTGTATATAATAGCCTCCATCGCCCCACGCGACCAGGTCGAAGGCTGCCCCGCCCCACCCTACTCGGAGCTAACGTGACTAATAACCCATTGGTCTCTTTCCGAAACCGTCTCGGTTTAACTCAACTCGAACAGGCTCATCAGTGTGCTCTAGCTGTAGTCCTCATTCAAGCCCAAGAAAAAGGCATTCCTCACCATTTACACCCGCGCTTCCTCTCGACGTTCCCTGACGCCGTCGAATTAATTCCTGCCTACCATGACTTCCGAACTTCAGTTCGCAGAGAGAATTGGCCTCGGGGTGTAACTGTAGTTCCCAGTAACGGCCCAGAATTCGCTGAATTCCTGCGTTCGAGTGGCCTCAGCGGAGCTGAGTTCAGTGAGAAGGCATGTATGCCGTTGATAGACATTAACTACACCCTACACCATTACCGCATCCCGAGTACACTTATTCGCTTTTTTGAGGAAATCAATGGCCAGTAAGCAAGTCCAGTCGACTGTAGCTCTCATTGAGACGTATTACTGGAAGTTCCGTCGCTTGCCGACGTCTGACGAAGAACTCTTCAGAGAGTACCTCGTTGAAACCTGCCTAGCCGAAGTCTTCGCTAACGCGAGGTACCTTAAGTACCTGAGCGCTAACGGGGTTCCTGTAGACGGGACGCCTACTCTGACTCCGAAACAAGTGCGATGGATCGACTTACTATGCTCCGCCGGAGATGGTCGACCAATTGCGGCTAAGATGAAGAGCTTCGGAATCACGCTCTCACAGCACAACGCTTGGCTTAAGAACCCGTTGTTCCAGAGTGCCCTACAGACACGTCTTGAACAAATTCTACCAGACGAGCGTTCTAGAGTTCACCAAGCGCTAAGCCGTGAAGCTTCTGGTGGAAACGTTAGTGCCATCAAGCTTTACTTAACGCTAACGGGAGAGCTAACAGAAGGAACAAGCTCCGATAAATCGGAGGCAGCTAATCTCATGCAAGGGATTCTCGAAATTCTTGAGGCCCACGTCGACAGAAACGTGCTTTCAGCTCTCGCCAACGATTTCGATTACTTGCTCGTGCACGGCACGCCACCGGCTCGTAAGCTTAGGGCTGTAGGAGCTGTAGTTTCCGAAAAAACCGAGAACGTACTGGAATTGGTACTAAACGATGACGACATTTCGTGAAGAATTCGCTGGATCCCTTCGTAGAAGGGTAACGTCGCCGAGCTTGCTCGGGTACACGCCGTACGAAATTCAGGAGAAATTCCATGCCAGCGACGCCATCGGACGTCTTCTTCTGGGAGGAAACAGGGCAGGGAAAACTGTTTCCGGAGCCACAGAGGCGTCATTCTGGCTCACTGGTAATCATCCTTACAGACGAATACCGGAACCTCCCGTTTTCGGCAGAGGAGTTAGCGTCGATATTGAGCAAGGTCTCAAGAAAATTATGCTCCCCGAACTCGACAGATGGCTTCCTCGAAGCGCGCTTGTCTCCGGAAGTTGGGAGCAGAGTTACGATAAGCAAAGTCGTGTTCTCACTCTAGCTAACGGCAGTAAGATGGACTTCCTCACAGGCGAGATGGATACTGAAAAGCACGCTGGTACTTCTCGTAATTTTTGTTGGATCGACGAAGAACCGCCTGAAAGCATATTTAACGAGAACATGCTACGACTGGTTGATGTACAGGGTAATTGGTGGATGACAATGACGCCAGTTCTCGGAATGACTTGGGTCTACAGGAGAATCTACGAACCGTTCACCGAGGGAAACCTACACGATGAAGCAGCAGTGTTCCAAGCACCCTCAGAGTACAACCCTTTCCTTCCTCCTGGGGCTCTTGACGCAATGCTCGCTGGAATGTCAAGCGAAGAACGGGAAGCTAGGAAGTACGGCAAATTCGTCGCTGCTTCTGGTCTTGTTTATCCTAGTTTTAATCCTGCTCTCCATGTCGTCGATAGTATTGACCCTAGTGCTGTAGTTCACCCGATAATCACCGGAATGGATCATGGGCTCAGGAATCCGACGGCTTGGTTGTGGGCTTACGTGGACAATGAAGGACGGATTATTGTCTTCCATGAGTATTACGAGGCAGAACGAACAATCACCGAACACGCCTCCGAAGTTAACTTCTGGGAGCGAACCAGGAATATTCAGTTCAAGGTCAATTATCGTGTTGGCGACCCTTCCATCTCCCAAAGAAACGCAGTCAACGGAGAGTCGGTTCAATCCGAGTATTCTCGCGACGATGTCTTCATTGGGCTTGGAAACAATGACGTACCCTACGGACTTAATCGAGTGCGTCGTTTGTTGGATACCCGAGGACTTCTCATTACTAACGATTGTACCCATCTTATCAGAGAGCTACATACTTATAGATGGTCCCAATTTGCCAGTATGAAGGCCAGGGAAGCCAAGCAACCAAAGGAAGCCCCTGAAAAAAGAAACGATCACGCCGTTGATGCACTTAGATACCTTGTGTGCTCTCGCCCGGAAAACGAATGGGGAGGTGCAGACGTTCCTCATTTTGAGCCAAGGACCCCCTCGCATACTGTTCCTAGAGATGAAGAGTACACCGAACGAGACTTCCTAGGTTCGGATAACGACAAGTACCATCCAGTGTTAGGAGATGATTGGTGAGCGACCAACTTGCAGAGCAAATTGAACAGACGATGGGATTTCATCCTGGAAACGCTAACGTCGCTAATGTTTATGCTGAGCTACGTGAACGTTTTCGGGATCTTGCTCATCATGTTAACGAAGTCTGCCCCGATGGTCGTCTTAAGTCCCTAGCAGTCACACATCTCGAAGACGCTTTAATGCGTTCAATCCAAGCCGTCGCGGTGTCGCAACCTCTCGGACCGGAGCGTATCTGATGAACAGGGACTGTAGGATTTATCGTCGGAGTACGCTCCTACAGATGAAAGAAGGCGATCCGGATTGGGAAGAAACTGTCGATAGTCTAGAGGTTGTTAGCCCTGTAGGTGGAAAAGATGCGCGATTTCAGCTCCTTACCACTGGATTGCAGCTTCCTGCGTGTAGTTTCGTCTCCCGCAGTATCGACGACGTGTGGTTCTTGGACACCGGGGTTGATTTCGACGGCGGTAGAATGTACATCGGAGAAAAAGACTTCGTCGGATTGGCCTCTGTCGCTGGGTACGTGTCTAAGGCAAGCGCTAGCCGAGTTTACGAGGAAAATGAGAGACTAAACCGTGATCTCACTATTGCTCGGAATCTTATCCGGGACCTCCGCGCTGCTGTGGCTGGGTTGGTGGGTGCCGCTCCGGTGGAAGGAAGTGAAAATGCGAGAGCTAGAAAACGAACAGATTCGGATGAACCTCTCTCACTCGGAACAGAAGCAAACCCTTCGGATCTGGACCTTGATGCTCTCTAATGAAGCAGGTGTAGCTGTTACCGAAGGTGAATCACCCCCGCCCGATGTGTTTGTAGTTCCCGATGAGTTCGATGACGAACCTGTAGTTCTCGTTGATGATGACGATGAAGATGCACGGTTCTTGATGGGGGTGCTGAACATTGACCATGATGGATGAAAACACAGACGTCTCTCAGAACGGTAAAGCAGGAGAGCCAGAACCTCTCGTTGTTTGGGAAACTCGTTATTCCAAGGCAAAAATGGCTCGGCAGCAGTTCGAGCGTCAGTGGTACATCAACATTGCCTTCTTCTTTGGGAAGCAATGGGTCACATGGCAGTATTCTCAGATGCCAACAAGCCTCGGACAGCTCATAGAGCCGCCTCCGAATCGTTCTAAGACAAGGATCACCGTCAACCGTGTGCGAAAAATTGTCCGAAAGGAACTTGCCCGACTCAACAAGGAGCGGGTTCGAGGATTCGTTAACCCTAATACTACGGATACTATTGATGTCTCTTCTGCTCGTGCTGCCGATAAGCTTGTTGATTATTTGACGGACGTTTGCGAAGTTGCGGACGTTATGAAGCGTGTAGACTTCTGGATGTTGCTTTGCGGAACCGCTTTCTCGAAGGATTACTACTCGGATTCGGTCAATGTAGGCGGAGCTATGGGCGGACCAGTCTGTGAAGCCGTTTCTCCGTTCCATTTATTCGTTCCGAACCTAGACGAGCCCGATATTGAGCGTCAGCCGTGGATTATGCATTGTGTAGTTCGCGATCCGGAGTTCTTGAGCAAGGAATACGGCGTAAAAGTCGACGAAACGATGACTCTTTCGTCTTCCACCGTCGAATCTCGTCTGATGACGGTCATGGGAATGACTGATCAACAGGCGAAGCAGAAGGGTGTTGAGGTAAAAGAGGTCTGGGTCAAGCCAAATGACCAAACTTACCCTGATGGACTACATCTGATCTACATAAAGGGTAAAGTCCTACAGGCTGAGCCTTTTCCGTACGCACATGGCCAATTCCCATTCACTCGGAGACAGTACATAGAATCGGGGATGTTCTATGCGGATAGCCTTATCAACGACCTTATCCCAATTCAGCTTGAGTACAACCGTACTCGGTCCCAAATCATCGAAGATAAGAACAAGATGGCTAAACCTATGCTTTCCGCTGTGGAAGGCTCGATTTCGCCTCGTAAGATCCGGAACGTCCCCGGTGAAATCATTCTACATAAGCCTGGTACTAATCCGCCCCAGCCAATACCCCTTGTTGGGCTTCCGGCATACGTCATAGATCATTTAACTTTGCTACGAACAGAAATGGATGAGCTTGCATCACAACAGACTCAGGATGGGAAGCAATTACCGCCCGGAGTTACTGCTGCGACGGCCATCGCATATTTGCAGGAGGACGAGTCATCACTTGTTATGGATACGATTCGTGACAAGGAGAAGGGGTGGCAGAAGGTAATCCAACACTTCCTCTCGTATGTAGGCCAATACTGGGATGCCCAGCATATGGTCAAGACTGTAGGACAAAATCAGAATTTTGAAGCCTTCAACTTCTCGCAGTCCGATCTTAACGGACAAACGGATTGGCGAGTTGTACCTGGAAGCGCTACGCCGAGAAGCTACCCTGCGCAACAAGCCCAAATCATGGAGCTACTCAAGATGGGCGTGGTTCCGGCTCCGATGGCTCTTAACTCGTTGGATCTTGGCGATACGGATCGACTTTACGAGGAAATGCAGGTCGATGTTCGGGAAGCGGATCTAGAAAATGCCAAGATGGCACAAGGACTACAGCAGCCCGTAGGTAACTATCAGGCGCATTTGGAGCATATTCAGCGTCATGACTTCTACAGGAAGGGACAAGAGGCTACTCAGCAAGATCAGAACCTTGATTTGCTGTTTAACGCCCATACCTTCATCCACATCGTCTATTTCCTGCTAGAAACCAATCCAATGCTTCAATTGCCTTGGCAACCACAGGTAATCCAGGGCATTAGAATGGGACAGATACCATGCGATGACTCTATTATGATTCAGGCTAGAGGTTTGCTGCACGCGGCTGCTTCCGGTATGCTTGCCCCACAGCCCGCTGGTCCGGGCGGAGCACCTGGCGCCCCAGGAGCGCAACCACCAGCACAAGGACCACAAAATGCCCCCAGTTGATTTGCTACTAACAAAGTGAGATTGTAAATGTCTGATGCGATGGGAAGCGACGATCTTTCTGGCCAACTTAGCGGAGCTATTGGCGGCGATGAAGGATATGAGCCAGACCCAGGCGGCGAAACTGTAGTTCCGGAAGTACAAGAAGGTCCGAAACTATCAGCTTTTGCCCAGAACTATTTGAACACTGTTCCTGACGCCGAGCGTGATATCGTTACTCGACACGTTCAGCAATGGGATAAGGGATTCAGCAAGTACGCCGACGGTATCTCCAGGAAATACGGTCAATACGACCAACTTGGGGATTTTGATCAGGTTCAACAGGCTGTTCAACTAGCCCAACTAATTACGCAGGATCCTAATACTGCTACTCAATGGCTACTTAGTCAGGGTTATGGGCGTCAAGAAGCCGCACAAACGGTTCAGAACGCACAACAGGTCGCACAGCAAAACCCTCAGCAGCAACCAGGACAGCCAGGACAACCTCAGCAAGAATGGGTTCCTCCGGCCGTTCAGAGGGAACTACAGCAATACAAAATGGCTCTCGGGGCGATGAACCAACGCTTTGAGACCGACCAGTTCAACAGAGAAACCGAAAGGTACCAGCGAGAAATTGAGTCTGGACTCGCAGCGGTCAAATCTCAGTATCCTCAGATCCCCGAGACCATGATCCTTCATCTAATGAAGGGCGGGATGGAGATGGATGACGCTGTAGGTTTGATCGTAGAGCAAATCCAGGCGGGAGTTAATCAACGTCAAGCTCCCAATGCTCCAAGGGTACTCAGCTCGGCATCTTTGCCCCCACAAGCAGCGAAAGCGCCGTCAGAAATGACGGACGACGAACGGAAGGCGAGTTTACTCGCTGCCCTACAAGGAGCAATGGAATAGTGCCGAACGTTAATATCTCTTCAATCTCTCCAATCCTGAAGGTTCACTATGAGGGACCGATCGCAAAGAACATTCAGGATGAGACCGTACTCACCCAGCGCATTGAGTCCTCTTCAAAGGGAGTTACGCACCGGGCGGGTGGTAAGTACGTGGACTTCCCCATTCTCGTCGGAAAGAACCAGGGTATTTCCTTCCGGCAAGAGAATGAGACCCTCGGTGCTCCTGGTCGCTCTCGGTCAAAGGAAGTCCAGGTTCCTTTGTACTACGGCTACGGCCGTGCAAGGATCCAGGGCCAGATCTTTGAAATCGCAGAGTCCGACATGGACGCATTCGTCGAGGCCGTCGACAATGAGATGTCTGTGCTCAAGATGTCTGTTGGAAAGGACCAGAACAGAATTTTCTACGGTTCTGGAACTGGGAACCTTGCTACGATCCAGAGCACAGGTACGCTGAATACCGTAACCGTGGACGACGCTTACTGGTTGGAAATCGACGCTGTTGTTGACGTCGTAACCATTTCAACCGGCGCCGTTGTTGCTGCTGCCAGGAACATCACAGCCGTTGACTACACCGCGATGACCGTTACCTTCGACGGTGCTGCCGCTGCTGTATCCGCTGGTTTGCAGATGTTCACCCGTGCTGGCAACTATGCAGCAGGTACTCAGCGTGAGCCTTCCGGGCTGGATCGTATGGCCAACAACTCGGTGAACTTGTTTGGGGTCAACGATCCGGTCTGGAAGGCGAACACGCTTGCTTTGAATGGCGCTCTTTCGGAAGTTGCCATGATCAAGCGTTGTGACGCCGTGCGTAAGAGTGGTGGGAAGGTTACCGCAATCTTCACGTCTCTCGGTGTTCGGCTGGCCTACTTCAACCTGCTAGTTCAGCAGCGTCGTCAGAACAATACCGTCGAATTCAAGGGTGGATTCCGTGGCCTACCCTTCATTTACGGTCCGCAAGAACTTCCAGTGGTTGAAGATCCGGACTGTCCTGCTGGTAAGATGTACTTCGTGCCGGAAAAGGAAATGCGAATCTACCACACGAAGGACTGGCACTTCGAGGACAAGACGGGGTCGATGTTCGTCCAAGTAGCCGATACCGATGCTTACGACGTTCTCATCAAGAGGTACTTCGAGATGGGGATTCGTCGTCGAAACGGTCTCGGAGCTTTGACAGGCGTCACCGAAGGCTAAATTCTGGGGGAATAGCCGCCAACATCCGCCGTGTTCCCTCGGCTATTCCCCCATCTTCTCCCCTTGGGCGGGGTTGACTAATTGGGCCGGTCCTTCGGGGCCGGCTCTTTTAGTAGGAGGCCTAATATGCCCTGGGATGCTATCTCAATGGACGGAGAACTCGTCCATGTTGAAGATGATGTCGCCCACGTCGTCAAGGAAATCAGTCGACTCTGGCCGGACCTTAAGATCCAGTATTGTCCGAATCCTGATCCGGGCGACGCTCCTTTCCGTGTTGTTGAGTTGTGCAGGGATAATGTTTGGCGACCCGTACTTACAGCCCAGACCCTGGATAACCGTCTGCTGGATATGCTTCACGATTGTGATAGCTATAAAGTTAATGTCCTGGCTAAACTTGATGCGAATAACGCGAAAGTTAGGGCCGAGCAGAAAGAGGCTGAAAACTCTTGGCGTACGGCAGCAAAGGATGTCCTACTACAAGTATTTAGAAGCCCGAAAGGCCGGTATACTATACCGGATACACGTCCGGGCCATGAAGGTGAAATCATCTTCATAGACGATGACCCCGCCCGTCGGACGATCGTGAGAGATTATGAATCTGACTAGTCTACAAACGTTCGTGTCGGCTCTTGCGGGAGACGAATCTAACGTTCAGTTCACGACGGCACAGATCACGCAGTACCTCAACTGGGCGCAGAAGGAAATGTGTAGGCGGCTGGAATACTTCCAGAAAACCGCTACAATCACAACACTAGATACAGGCGTTGTAGATAATCAAGGCGGAGCAGTTCTTCCGGCGGACTTCGATCAGGAACTACACGTCTTCTGGAACGGAAGTAAGATCAGTAAGACCTCCTATGCTGACTTCTATGGACAGCTTGGCGGGGGTGTAGGTACCAGTAATCCCACGTATTATGCCATTCAGGACTTTAACTCCACACCAGCACGACGAATGGTGTTCTGGCCTTATCAGTCTCCCGGAAGAACGGGAATTGATCTAGACCTGATCTATACCGCACAACCTCCCGATCTTGTTGCCGGTGTGGATATTCCGGTGCTTCCTGATGCTTGCCATGAGGCTATGTGTTTGTATGCTCTGGCGAAGTGTAAACTACAGGAAAACGACTATCAAGCTTATAAGCTCGTTCAGGGTGACTACCTAGCCAAGATAATGGAACTGTCTAGTTTTGTGACAGAAGCGGACGGTTTCTCGTACCCGATCGTTCGTTCTTCGTACGAGCAGATCGAGTCAATGGATGCGTAGCGACCTCAAAGAGCACACCATCCGTAAGTTCAAAGGAATGAATGCTTCACGTAATTCTGCCGTGAAGAGTGAGTCCTTCGGCCCCGCCGAAGATCAAATGGTTGACATCAACAATTTCAATGTCAACCCAAGAGGTTATTTAGAGAAGCGCTGGGGAGTTCAGGAACTCACTAGAATCGTCAATCCCGCAGTGGGTACTGGCGGTCTACGGATAATCGGTATACAACGCGGTACTTTTGGACCAGCCAGCGGTACGCTAAACATTTCCACGTATAACTACATTCTGGTGACAGATGACGTTAATTTGTGGCGAGTTAACGTACAGACCGGCGAATACCAAAGTATTAACATAGGTCACGGTGGCGGTGCGGTTGCGAAAGCACAATGGGCCGCTGAATACGGCGGCCTCAATTCAGCCTCTGCCTACACCGTAACTGTAGTGCGTCAAGGTACTGGTTTAACGTCTGCGATGGGCGGATTCCTCAGTATCGGTGTCGCTAATAACATCGTCGAAACTCCGGGTTGGATACCTAACACACCTATAGGCACGCATATCACCATTTTCAAGGATCGTGCCTTCGTCATCAATTCAAACGGCAGTACTGAACTTACCGGTAACGAAACCAAAGTCTGGTATTCTGGAGCAACGAATCTGGCGGACTTCGGCGGCGTCGCCATGCGAAACTTTAACCTGGACTTTGGCGACGGTGATTATCTAATCGCCACAGTGCCGTTCAATGACCAACTGTATTGCTTCAAGACACGTAAAATTTTCTCTGTCAGTCCAGAAGGACAGCCTGCTGACTGGCAATACAAATTGATTTCGGATCGAATCGGTTGTGTAGGTCGCGGTACGGTAAAGGTTATCGACGGTAAGCTCTATTTTCTGAGTCTGGAGGGTGTAGTTCGTTTCGACGGCGCCCAGGCTGAGCTTATTTCGGAGAACGTCAAGGATCTGCTAGAACAGTACCGAGACTTCAAAGATCCAGGCTTGGCGATGAATATGTACGCCTCGCACTGGCAGAATAAGTATATCCTCTGGATGCCCAGGGACACTGGCGAGGGTTGGGCTTATGACGGTGCGCTGGTATTCGATATCGCGTCTTCTACTTGGACTAGATGGACGCTAGCTAATAACGTACAAGCATTCAGTGAGGCTAGGTTCTCTGATCTAGGTACTGATTCTCTCTTCTTTGGTACAAACTATACCTCCGGTACCAAGAAGAACCGTATTTGGAAGATGAGTTCTGAGTCTTGGTCTGATGACGGCATAGCCTTTACTAGCTCATTCAGAACTAAGAAGCTGGACTTTGGTGCTCCTGTAGCACAGAAGCGCATGTTTGCGTGCGGGGTAACCGTTAAGAATGAACCTACGGATACTACGCCCGCCGGTGGTGCGATTTACCAGATAAGTAATTTCACAGACGATATGTTCGGATATTCTACAGCGTATTATGAACCTGTCAAGTTCGGAGTCACTAATTTTCTAGGCCAGCCTCCCAGAAGTCCTTTCAGGTACTGCTACACCTCCGTTACATTGATGCGTTCTTTGGCTTATTCGGCTGTGTACGACATAACATGGCTTGCAGAAGAACGCGGTATTGAACCATATTCCCGCCCAGGTGGAAGCAAAGTCGAGCAAATTCCGGCCGCCAACATCGCTAAGGCAGGACCGGACAATAACTGTAAGCTAACCTCCGGATATCTGTTGAGGTAAAATGCCAACCAAAACCTGGCAATCTGGCGAAGAAATCAAAGCCGCTGACGTCAACCAATACCTGCAAGTACAGGCTGTTCAGGTCTTCGCCGACGCTGCTGCCAGAACTACTGCCGTTCCAACGCCTACAGTTGGAATGACCTCGTACTTGATTAGTACGGGTGCTCTTGAGATCTTCACAGATAAGACGTCTCCGGCGTCATGGCGTCCTCCTTGGAATACCTCCTGGGGGCTAATGCATAATGCTGCCGTCGCAGACATTACCTGGACTAACTCGAACCAGTTTCTCGTGCCTACTCTGCCTTGTAATCTACCGGGACGGTATTACAAAGTAGAGTTAGACATAAATATCGCTATCGGTGCTCCGCAGGCTCAAACAGCCACCATGCAGTTCATGAACGGGGCTCTTAGTGGGACGTTCGGTCAATGGGCTCAGAACCAAGGATGGTGGATCAGAGCCTGTCTCGGAGAAATTGTAATCGGCCAAACCTCCAATGACATTCGCATTGTAGGACGAATAGATTTTGCCGCAACTACTAACTGGGGCCGTGTTCGAGTCTTTGATGTGGGGCCGGTCTAATGCCTACTAAAACTTGGGCAGCAGGCGAGGATTTCAACGCCGTTGACATCAATTCGTACTTGCAGAATCAGATGGTTTTGCAGTTCGCTAATACCACTGAGCGAGCATCGGAGATACCGAATCCAACCGTAGGGATGGTTTCGTTTCTGTCTTCTACCGGTGGGTTTGAGGTCTTTACCGACAAAACTACACCACCCTCCTGGAAGCCTCCGTGGAATACGGCTTGGGGTCTTGTTCGTGGTGCTATGGTCTACGACATTCCGCTCACGGTAAGCCCTGCATGGATATTAACGCAGCTACCTGTACAGGTAGCAGGGCGCAAGTACAAGATAGAGTATGACGTCAACCTGATTGCTGCTAATACAGGTTTCATGGAAATTAAGTACCAGACTGCCGCAGGCTACGATCTTCAACTCTTGGTCACTAACTATTCCAACTGGCCTAAGCGTGAGAACGTATGGCAATGTTTCGACGGAGCCCCTACTAATGTCGTCGGTATCATTGGTGCTGCTTGGGCAGACGCCGTTACGGCGGTCATGAGTTACGGTAGAGTTCGAGTCTTCGATATGGGGCCGATATAGTGCTGGGTAGAGCGTTCAAGCCAGTCACGATCAAGAAATTCAAGGGCATGAACACGGCTCTGTCTGGTTCAGTTCCAGAAGCGTACTCTCAGGATGACCAAGAACTAGCCGAACTCATCAACTTCAACACCAACACCGACGGTTATTTAGAGAAGCGTAAGGGTGCTAACCTCGTTGCTTCCATAACGGCACCCTATACTCCCACTAAACTGCGTGTAGTTTACCTACAGCGCACTCGTGTAGGTTCGCTTTCTAACCGAATATTCGTAACAGACGACACCGAAACCTGGCGACTAAGCGCAGCCGGTGGGGCTGCAACTAGACTAACTCTGGCTGGTGGTCCTCTAAGTTCTCTACAGTCAATGGTTGAATATGGTGGAGTTAACTCTGCTACGGCGTATAACTGTACCGGAGTTCGTTGGTGGCCTACACAGGTCCCGGCCGAAATGGCTACCGGTGTCATAGGTTTCTACGGCGATACTTCTGTAGGTCAAGCCGGACCTATAACTAATTCGCCGATTGGCACCCAAATCAGTCTCTTCAAGAACCGTGGCTGGATCATCAACACGATGGGCAAGTACAATTCCTCTGGCCATGAGACGAAAGTGTGGTATTCAGCCGCTACTAACCTTAGTGACTGGGGTGGAGCCGCACTTTCTAACTTCAACCTGGATTTCGGTGACGGCGACTTTTTGGTAGCTATGCTGCCGTTCAATGAGCAAATGTTTTTCTTCAAGACCAAGAAGACCTACATGGTATCTGCCGACGGTCCACCAAGTAACTGGCAGTACCGATTGATTTCTGACAGGATCGGGTGTGTAGGTCGAGGAACCGTCAAAGTCATCAATAACATCATCTACTTCCTTAGTGTAGATGGTGTAGTTCGTACTGACGGCGTCACGTTCCAGAACATTTCAGATCCAATCCGAGACTTCTTCGATTCCTACAGGGATTACTGGAAGCCCGAGACGGCGATGAATCTGTACGCCTCTTATTGGGACTTCAAGTACATTCTCTGGATGCCTTCTAGCAACGGTACCATCAATACAGCTCTTGTATTCGATGTGCGAACCGAAGGCTGGACGATGTATAAACTAGGCGGCGGAGTAACCGCCTTGGGTGAAGTTCTCTGGGATGAGCATTACCCAGAAACACTGCTTTTCGGGTCTTCTACTGGGAATCAGATCTGGTCGTTCGGTGTTAACGTCTACAAGGATAACTCTGTAGATTTCGATTGTACGTTCACTACTAAGAAGTACGATTTCGACTCAGCTATGAAGAAGAAGCGCAATCATCTAGTCGGCTTGTCTGTAGGGGATGTAAACACGTTTCAGCCTGGTAGTATTACCGTAAGCAACACCGCAGACGACAACGTGACTACTACCAGAACCGAAGTACCCAGTGTTAGCGGCGCAATGAATGTTAAAGCTCGGGGCTCAGGATACGGCAGATACTTCCAGGCTAAAGTTCAACATAAGTCGGGTAGCTTCATTGCCGTATACGATCTTACGTTCATGAATGAAGACCGATCCTTCGAGCCGAAGTCTAGTCCGCCAGTGAAGACCGCATGAGTATTTACTTAGACCTCATTCCACCACCTCAATTCGACCGATCGTTGGTCGCCTACACCGTAGGTAATTTCGGTCGCATCAAGGACGCTCTAGTTAGAGCATCCGGGCGTACTTACGTTTTCAACGTTCAATCTACCGGTGCTTGGCCCAAGAGCTTCACTATTACACACCCATTTAGAGCGGACGTTCTAGTCACATACGGTGCTACTTGTTGGGCTAATGCTGTAGGAATGGCCGGAACCGCACTTCAATTAGATGGTGGTTTCGTAGGTACCTGGGGCTATTACTTTATGAACGAAGCTTCTTCGCACAAACAAACTACAGGTGCTCACGTCGCACGAAATTTAGCTGCTGGTGACCATCAGTGGACAATTACTATTCCAGCAGGCAATACTTCTTCTGACGGTAATGACTGGGGTTGGATCGCATTCACAATGACCGAGGTGTAGGCCATGAATTTACAGGAAATGCTCATGGGCCTACAAGGTCCACCGACAGCATCACAGAAGGTATTCGATCCACGAGGTTTAACAGGGGAGATGGCGAGAGGTAGTAATGTTTACCTCGGTGGCCTTCCCGCCGCACCGGGAGCCGGACGACCAAGAAAACCAGCACCGGTCAACGCACAACAAATGAATCCGGCGCTCATGGCAGCGATCAATAAGAGGTTGGCTGGCTATGCCCATTAACCAATACGGTCTACAGACATCAGACGACCAGAATAAACTGGGGACTTCCGGTACTGGAATCATCGACTCCGGAAACCAACAAGCCTCGGGGCCTGTAGGACAGCAGAGTCCTTTCAGTGCAGTAACTCCTGGACAAATTTCTGCTGCCGGTGCTGCTCCCGTACTTCCTACAGTTCAGCAGTACGCCTTCAATCCTAAGTACGCTGCTCAGAGCCAGGCTCTTGAGCAGATGTTAGCGGATAAGCAGCTAGAGCAAAACAACCAGTTGTTCGCTGCCCAACAGGACTTCGATCGACAGAAAACTGATGCCGGAACTACACGTCAGAAAGCTTTAGATGCTCTGATCGCTAAGTTTGCAACATCCGGTATGATCGGATCTACCGCTGACGCCGAGACTCGCGGTGATCTTGAGACTAACTATAACAAGTATCTAAGCGATCTAGCACTTGGGCTAGGAAACACTCAACAAGGTATTAGAGGCAACTACGCTAATACCGTTCGAGATGTGAACTTCCAGCGTGCTGATATGTGGAGCAAGCAAGGCGAGGAAGATCTAGCTGAACGACGTCGTCAAGACGAAATTCGTCTTCAAGGCGAACGAGATAGAGCAGCCGCTGATAACGCTCGAATGATCGCAGATTCAAACAGAGCAGCCGCAGAAGCAGCCGCTAACAATCGTCCCGTAATTAACATTCCGTCTCCTTATGCTCCTGGTGGTGGGGGCGGAGGTGGTGGAGGCGGTGGTGGCGGTGGAGGTGGAGCAGGCGGAGGTGGTTTTGGATGGAACATTCCGTGGGCTGGGATTGCACCGTCTGATTCCTACCAAGACATCGTGAACCAGATCGCTTTGCTTGGTCAATCCGGTGCTAGTCATCAGCTAAGTCTGTTGTATTCTGCTCCGGAAATGCAGGGACAGAACGTTGCTGATCTTAAGAAGAACCTTGGTAGTGCAATCTACAAGGCTTCGACACCCGGCGCACCAGGATATATGCCCACGGATTACTCTAATCCTGGAGGTTTCTGGTAATGGCTGACCCAGGTCTATGGGATGCCGCACAAGCAAATATTGCGGTAAAGTACGATCCCCAACAAGCAGCACTACAGCGGCAGCTTGAACTGTCGCAGAAGAACACAGCTTCGAGTGAACAAGCTATTCAGGGTTTCGGCAACACTGGGCGAACGAACATCGGGACCAACTTCGCTACCCTGTACGGTCTTCTCGGAGCGAATAAAACAGATACACAGAACGCTCTGAATCAGCAAGTAGATTTGACGAATCAAGGCTACGATCAAGCGATTAAGAACATTCAAGGATACCAGCAGGGATCCAGGGATTACATCGCTCAGATGGCTGCGGCTCTAGGCCAGTCTGGACAAGGACTAGTTTCCTCTGGTAAGTTGGAAGACGTAGCGAACCAGCAGCTAGGCTACGCCCAAGGAGCCAGAACAAACTACGGAAGCACCCTATCTGACTGGGTTGCTAAGATGGGTTCTCTGGCTGATATGGGGATCGCCAGCGCTCATCAAAACGAAGCATTGAAGCTGTCGGGCTTTGAGTCCGATCTGCTCAACATGCTTGGTCAGAACAAGCTCGCGGGAACCACACAAGAAACAGATGTAATCAATAAGATCGCTGATCTGATGAACGTCAGACAGAGCGATCTGGTAGATATGTACAACCAGCTTGTTGCAGCACAATGGCAACGAGATTTCGAGCAGGCTAAGCTCAATGAACAGGCTTCTGAACACGCAGCATCTCTTGCAAACGCTAGGGATATTGCAGCTATGCAAGAATCGGGAGCTAACTCTCGTGCCGCTGCTGCGAAGGACGATTCGCTGGATTGGGCTAAGTTCAATGAGGGTGTACGACAGTTCAACCTAGGCCGTGAAGATACGGCGAGTTCTTCTGCAGCCACAAACGCCTTCAATGAACGAGAGTTCCAGGCTAAGTATCCAGGAACAGGTGATCCTAGTGCGCTCACTGGTATGATCGACTCTGGTCTTATCAGTGCAAATGATCCTGGTGCGGCAAATGCTTGGTTGACCGGCGGACCTCAAGGACTACAGACCTACAACAGCAATCAAGCTGGATTGAAGCAGGTCCAGGATATGCTTCAAGGTCTAGGTAGAAGTGTAGGTGGCGGCGACGGCTTCTGGGGTACCAGAAATACCAACGGCGATCCTTGGGGATGGGATCAAGCGCAGGGTGTAGGTAACTGGGTAAGCAATAACTGGAACAAGTGGCCTTGGGATTACTAATCTATGGCTTCTAAGCAGCTAACCCAAGACGAAATTATGAAGATGAGCCAGTATCTTCGGCAACAACGAGCCGAAGGTGGGTCGCCTCATAGGATTCAGCAGGACCCTCTCGGAGCAAAAGGAGAGGGTCTAAAGCAGGCTGGATTAGGTGCTTTGAAGACTACTTTCAACGTTTTGGACCAGTTGAAGTCGTCGATTACTACAGGACTCTACGAATCCTTTAACGAGAAGAACCGAGCTAGTCTTTCTACTGATCCCTTTGTAGGCTTCTGGGAAGGGTTGACAGGCAAGAGACACACGTCTGTTTCGGATATTCTCAAGGACGACTTCGGGGTTAAGAACAAGGTAGCACTCGGCGTCGGTGGGTTTGTAGGAGACATTGCTCTAGATCCTCTTACTTACGTCGGACTAGCACCACTCAAAGGCATATCTACCGGCGAAGCTACTTTGCGAGCTACACAGCAAATCGGCAAAGCAGTCGAAGAAGGTACTCTGGCTGCGGAACACATGCCGCAGGCTGTAGCTGATTTAGCCAAACAGCTCGGTAAAGAGAACCCGTATAAGTTCAAGGTTGAAGTCGGTCTGCCAGGCCGTAAGATAGGTGTAGCAGAAGTTAGACAGCCGGAAGTAGTCAACAAGCTTCGTGAGTTCGTCAAGGGTCCTGAAGGAGAAGCACGAGGATTTGTTAAGGCGCTCTCTCGTAATGCCGAAGAGCCATTTGGACTAGCTAGCGAGTCACGAACTATCCAAAGCGACTTTGCGGGGAAAATGAACCGCAATCAGCGGGCTCTACTGAAACTACACAATGAAGTAGACTACGGCTCACGTCGCATCGCAGCACTAGCTTATGAAAATCCTGAGTACTTCAATGAAGTCAAGGATGTTCCGCTAATAACCCAGGATACTGTAGGCGGTCTTGCTGGCAGAATCATGCGTATGGGTCGAGGCGAGACTAGCGCCCTTATGGAAGCCCGAGATGGCGGCATTAATACGATCGGTGAGTACGTAGATTATGTGCGTAGTCATCGTCGTATGATGACGGAGAAAGAAATGGAAGCTGGGATGCACCGTCATCTCCTTCCTACACAACAAGAAGCCTCCCAGCCCAGTCTGTTTAGTCTGAGTGAGTACCGTAAGCCGACAGGTAGAATTTCTCGGAGTAAGAATGTTATCGAGTGGCAGGATCTTTCCAGAGGCGAGAAAGATGCCATTCTAGATAGTACAAATCAGCTACTCCCCAAGCGTGTACTAAAGCCTAAAGAGCTAGAGATTATTCGAGGCCAGAACAAGCAACTCGGCAAAGCCGGCGAGTCGTATGTGTCCCCCAATATGACGCCATTTGAGGGTCCGAATGGACTTCTCAGTACCCGTGCTGACCCTGTAGTTGACATTGGTGAGTCCCATATCACTTCGATGGCTAACTCATTCCGGGATCAAACCCAAGCTAAGATCGTCCGCAGAGCCTTGGAAACCATCGGAATAAAGGCTGATTCCGTCGAAGGCAGGGCGATGTTAGACAACCTAGCCGCCAAGGAGTCTATGGGCATTCGTTGGACTAACGTTCAACGTGGAAAGGGCGGAAACGCACTACTTAACGAAGTAGCCCAACACTCAGATTTTAAGAATATGGTGATTCCTGAGCCGATCCAGAGGCTCCTGAATACTCAACACGAGATTCTTAATAACGACGACCTCGGTGCTAAGTTCATGCAGCACTTTGATCGTGTAATGAGCCATTGGAAGGCGCTCAACACTACGCTAAATCCAGGCTACATGACTAGAAACGCCGTAAGTGATGTGATTGCTAACTTCGCCGACGGCGTTTTCGATCCTCGCAGGTACCTACAGGCTCACCAGGTGCTCTCGGAAATTAAGAAGAACGACGTTATTGACCTAGCCGAAACGCTTCGTGATCCAACTTCTGCACTTCATGTACCTAACCTAAGCGCTCCATCTGACGTAGCCATCCGCATCGGCGGACGTGCTCATAACCCACGAGAGATTTGGAATGCTGGCACAGAGAACGGCGTCTTCTCTGGTGAAATTGTTACTGAGAGAATGAAGGGTGCTGTAGGAGACCCCGGTGCTGTAGGAGTCTCTAAGGACCCCGGAACTGCCCTCAAATTTGCCAACATCAAGGACACGCTAGACAAGAACGTAAAGCAGACCGCTTCTAATGCACTTAACCTTGCTGAAGCTAGGATGGCTGATGTAAACATAGCAAGAGAGACAAACCAGCGATACGCTCACTTCATTGACCGTTATGACAAGGAAGTGACGAGCGGTCTAAAGAGCTACGCTAAGGAACACAAAATAGGTTCTAGGAATTTAGAGGCTATTCGTGCACACATGGGCACAGAAGCCGCTACGCAACTAGAACAGAAAGCTGCTAAGACGGCAGCAGAGAGAGTTCGTAAGTTCAACATCGACTACGGTTCGTTGTCATCGTTTGAGAAGAAATACATGAAGCGGTTGATTCCGTTCTACAGCTTCTTCCGTAAGAACGCACCCCTACAGATGTCGATGTTGTTCACCAAGCCTGGCTTCATGAATGCTTACCCAAAGACCTTCGAGGCCATTCAAAACGTAATCGGAACAAATGACGGCAACGGTGACTGGATGGTTCCTGATTGGATTCGGGAATCCATGCCAGTGCGTTTGGCTGTAGCTGGTTCCCAGGGAAACATTGTTAGCCAAATCGCTCGGTTCGCCTCTGGTGCTTCTGACGACACTTCTGTGTTCTTGCCTATGATGCAAGGACTTATGCCTGCATCTGATGTCGGTACGGTTCTTGGCCCACTACAAAGAGCTTACGACACGCACAGTGTTAACCAGGGTGTTCAGGCGATTGCACAGAACTCAGCCAACATGGCGAACCCCGCTTTGAAGATGTGGTTTGAGAAAGCTACAGGTACGAATGCAAGTACCGGTGGTCCTATTGAACCGAGTTTCAGTAAGTGGCTTGTAGGATCTACTCTGGGCGCTCCTGGACGTTTGGCATACAACGTTTTACCGCCCGGTGATCGTGCTATAGCTCCTTCAGTTACATCTACAGCTTTGGGTCCGCAGCTTAGGAACGTTGATCAGACCTATCAGAAGTCGGAGTTCCAGCACAGGCGGAACTTGATGAACCAACAGGTTAAGAGTCTGCGCATGGAGATTGCTAAGCAGAGAGGCATTGATCCGGAGAGTGAGCGATTCGGTAGGATAACAAGCCCTGAAATCCGTCAAATGTTGAACTACATGAAGAAGGCTGGGAGGTCGGTTGGCACCTACGGTTAACACAATTCCAGAGCATTAGGCATGCAAAAGCCCCTAGGCCAAAACCTAGGGGCTTTTTACGTTACTCGTGATGTTCGACGAACTTTTCCAGAGACACTTTGGTAGCTTCTGGGATCTGGTAGTAAGTTACGCTGCTGTCATCTGACTCCAAGATTATGAGGAATGTTCCGTCTGAACGCTTAACTACAGTTCCGGCAGGTACGCCTTGAAGACACGAATGGCCTTCTGTGAGAACGTATTCTACACCGCAGTAGCCGCAGACGGACGTTTCCGAAGAACGGGTGGATTTAGTTTGTGGAGCTTCGACTCCTTCTGTATGCTGCTCAAAGAGTCGCGCCCTGTCTAATACAGCATCTCCGTCCCACATCGGACTTCTTCCGAAGGTGAAGATGTCGTCGTTAGTTTCTCCGATGTTGACGAACCCGGATTCTTCGAGTTGTTCCGGTTCTTCCGGCAGCGATGGTGTAGGAAGCTCACCAGGATTTCTAGGTTCAGGAAGAACAGGGAACGTCGGAGTTACGTTTTCTTCGCTCGACTGTTCGCTATCCGTATCGCCTTCCCTTCATCGCCTTCGCGTTTCAGAATGGCATTACTGATCGCCGCCCATTTGGCGGGTTCGATGTCTGGATTCTTTGTGTGCCTTTTGGCGTCCTTCGCTTTCCAAGGCATTTATCGAACAGGAGGTCCACCAGGAGGCATTGCACCTGACATCGGAGGCATCATTCCCATTCTACCCTGCATTGCTGGGTTTTGTCCCGGAGGCGGACCCATAGGAACAGCACCAGGAGGAAGACCCATAGGAGGACCACCGGGAGGCATTCCACCAGGACCCCCAGGACCACCTGGGGGAGCAGAACCTTCCATTTGAGCAAGCATCATCATGATTGCTTGCAACATCGCTGGATCCATCTTTCCTCCTGAACTCTTCTTGCTACTGCCACGACGGTCATTCTTGTTGTCTGGTGTCTTGCCTTCTACGTCTACCTTGTTGTCCTTCTTCTGTTCCATCTTGAATCCGTGCTCTGTAGCCATCAGCCAGTGTACCTCATTATGTTGCGGATCATCATTGCCTGAGCAATCGCGTCATTGATTGCGATATGCGGGAGAAGACCGATACTCTCGGGCGTGACGAGCCAGCCATCAGGCATAAAAGCTTCCTCTCTGGAACCCCCAAGCATAGCTGGATTGCGAAGTACACCAGCAGCATAGTTCTTGAGACAGAGAGGAGAGTAGCCAAACGGATTCCTCCCTAAGTAGTCATGGAAGTAGTCGTTTACGAAGCCCCAATCGAATCCTACAGGCCACGCTACGAATAGTGGTTTGCCCTCAACCATTTCATCTAGCCAGTCGGCAAACATTTGCATGGCATCTACAACCGGAAGTGGGCTATAACGATGCGCTTCCCATTGTTCCGGCCATTGCTTCCACCACTCCATTGTGTTGTCATCCCACTTGTGGGCAGCAGCAGGCGGGAACTCTAGGTTAACAGTAAATACTTCAGCACGGTTGTAGTCTTCATCGAGAGCTACAGCACCGATGGAACACATTTCAGACACCGAAGGTGACGGCCCTGTAGTTTCGATATCTACCGAGACTAACGAGTACTCACTCACTTCTCATCCTTTCTGGGTGCGACAACGCAAGGAACATCAGAGCGAGTATGAATAACGCTACGGCGAATAGAATAGCCAAGTCCGTAAAGAAGCCTGTCTCTGCGAGTGGAGTACGTTTCGGAGTTGTCGGTGGATATTCGACGTAAGCTGTAAGTGTAGGAGTAGCCTGTGTTACGATGAACGGAGTGGTTGTTGGTGGACTGGTGGTTGGTATGGTGGTTGCTGTTGTGGTTGACGGTGTTGTTGTTGTTGGAACTGTTAGTGGTGTAGTTACCGGTACCGTTGTCGTAGGTACTGTGCAGATTAGGTACTCACCGTTCTTAGCTGAGATGACTGTAGTACGATTATCGGCTGTCTGCTTACCTTGTTGAATGCGCAGAGCCTCAGTGAAATACGAACCAGACGGACCAACATCTTGTAGCGGAACGCCTACAATCGCGTCAAGCTGGTAATTGCAGCCAAGACCGAATCGAGCTAGGTCTGGCATCGGGAACGTGATTTCTCCCGGCCCAGGCACTAAAAACTCCACTGAGTAACCGCCGTTTGGTCCTGTAAGCTGATCTACGTTCGGATCAAATCTTGGACCTTGTGCTACCTTGACGACGAACGAAACAGCAGATCCTACACATTCTGGTGCGACGTCTGTCCATGCCATTCTAACCAGATCGGCTTCGTTCAAATCTGGAAGAAGTGAGAGGTCGGACACAGGTCCGATGTCTACGTTCGTTACCGAATTATGGGTGCCGAACGTTGGATTAAGGACCCCAGTGTAATCACAACCGGGTGTAAGAAACGCTTGCGGCGTTCCTGGATAGTTAGCGTAGTCTGTGACTAGCGGCGGTCTTTGATTGTCGGGAACCTGGGCTCCTACACTTCCAGAGCCTATGATCCCACCGCCTAGGATCAGGCCGGCGATAAGAGCCTTCTTCATTACTTGTCCGGAATGCTCTCTAGTACCGGCATCACTTCGTAAGTAGAAGTGATTGACCCACCGTCCGTCTCGAACGTGTATTTCTTAGCCTCCATTTGCTGCCTGGTCATCAACACTCCGTGAGCCTGTAGGACGCTTACTGTGTACGGTGTAGCAATGGGCCACGCCTTTGGTTCAGTAGGTGAAATAGCCCAGATAGTACCAGGGCCGTGTTTTCCACCGCCGCCTACTTGTACCACGTATCGCATCATATCGTCTTCTTCCTCATCTACTACAGGACCAGGTCCTACACTTCCTCCGAGTTCTGCGATTGCAGACTCGACCATTAAATCCGTTCGTTCGACACTGCAATCCCAGTGGTCGTTGCCGACAGCGTCAATATGTGCACAAATTCCATCGAATGCCGCCCACTCGGCGTCTGACATTCTGCCATGCCAGTATTCGGACGCACTTCCAGAACTGTCCGTGTGATACCTAACGTTGGAAAGGTTAACGTCCAGCCCAATACTCCGCAAAGCTTGCACTTGTGGAGCGATAACGTTGCGACCGATCCAATCGCATTGTTGTCTGGAATAGGTCTCGACATTAACTACAGGGTTCCCAACTAGTTCGGTCTGGATACAGTACCACTTACGGTTCAGGTACGAGTTGGTGTAGGGTGGTTGATACAGAGCTTTGCCGGATCTGTTCAGATCAAGACTCTGCCACTTGTCTCCTGTGTAGACATTGGCCCACGCATGAGGCGGGTATTGGTGACTCTGGGCATAAGACATGCTTAGTCCAGAACTCACAGTCATGTGCAGGCAGATACTTGCAGGATATCCACCGACGTAATCTCCGCCGTTCGTATTGTTGTTCCCGATCCATTGATACCCCGGAATTGCCAGCATCAGTGATGGTCCACATCTTCGTTGTAGTAAGGTCTGGGTTCCACATCTTCCTCGAAGGGTTCGACTTCGTGAGCTTCCATTGTGGATCTATCCCACTCTACTTCTATCCACCACTCACCGACTTCGATGTTCCAGGTACGAACTACAGTACCAACCATGCCTGATTCTAGGTCACGAACTCGTTGTCCCTCTCGTGCTCTAATCATTTCTCCACCAACGTTGCCAGGCGAAAGTCATACCGGGAGGGGCTACTGGACCGAATTTGGCAATGAATGACATGAACTTGTTATTCACCCCTAGTTCATCGCCTTGGGCTGCACGATTGCCGATTGCTAGGACAGCGAACATTGCGACGAGCCCGAAGAAGTTAGTCATCTTCGTCCATCAGGAGTCGAAAATTATGGAGCCTCTGCCTGGGTCGGTCTTCTCCGTGAAGATCATCCAGAAAGTGGCTTGGATTGTGGGGTCGGTAAATACCCACTCCGTAAACCACAACAGGATGAACGCCGAGACTGTTGTTATCTGCGTCCCAGACTTCTTTGAGGTCTTGACGCCAGTCAATCTCAAAGTTTCCCTCTGCATCCGGATATAGTGACAGTGGGATTGGACGCCATTGGTGATTTCTCGGATTGAGGGTTGCACCGATGAAGTAGGCGATCTCACATTCATCGCACTTTCTCCACGTTGGCTCATACGTCTCGACCGTGGCCATTTGTCTCCTGGATAGGGATTTGGAGTGCTTCTGTATTATCCTCCCCAGGCGGGGGGATTGCCGGAATCCTCATGAACTCCGGTACCTGGAGAGGCATTGCATTTTCAGTGGGTAGTACCTTATCTTGTTCTGTGTAGGGAATGCCTAGTGTTCTGAACGTCTCTAGGACACTCAGATAAAGGTAACGGTGCATGAAGAACCGCTCATCATCCGAGAGTCTCCACGAGTGCATTCCAAGCCGAGCCATCATCTCGGCTACTTGGGCGTTTACGAAACGGCTCCGGAGTTCCACATCCTACCTCACCATATGATTTTCGTTTCTGGATCTACGCCTTGATGAATTGCATAAACTGCGTGAACATAGGCGTCGGTCCAATGAGTAGGAGTGCCCTTGTACTTAGCCATTTTATACCCAGCAGGTTTGATCATCGGTTGTTGCACCGTGAAATGCCAGCCCAGGTCATAGGCTTTTCCGTAGCAGACCCCAATTTGCTTAGTAACAGGTGTAGGAGTCCATTCGGCTGACTTACGAAGGATGAAGTCTTCACAGACCACGATTACGTTCTCAGGGGAGAATCCTGTTAGATCGTAGGCTTTGGAGTCCCAACCTTTGACCCATGCCATGAAGTCCGGCCAGGGAACGTTGCCGAAGTCGTGTAGGATCATTTGCCTGTCTCGCCAGCTAACCCAGGCATAGCCTGTAGTCTTACCTGGGTCGATCCCGAGGTAGAGTGTCATCCAGATTCCTTGTTCTCAAGTAGTCGTTGTAGTTCTTGTTGCACTATCACAGGGAATTCTTCCCTTACTCGTTTTCGTTGGTCAGCGGTCAAGCCGCCGAATACTCCTACAGGGACATCTATGTTCTGCGATAAACATCGCCATCGGACAGGACAGACTTCCCGACACACCGTTGTGGCGATGAAGATGTCCGCAGGTTTGTTACTGAACCAGATGTCAGTCGGTCTGCTTACACACGCACCCATTCTCTCCCAGGTAGGACGATTAAAGATGTTGGCGAACGCACTTAGATCGACTGATCTGTTTTCAGGCTGGATGCCAGGATCCGTCATCAGATGCCACGATCAAGTTGCAGGTCGCTGTAGCACCGATGAAACTCCACGGAGTAGCCGCAGTTGGGTTTGCACCCTTCTTGACCGCAGGCTTTGCAACCCAGGTCGGAATACGAGGAAGCAACGGAATGGTATCATCACCTTGGACTGTTGCTGCTATTGCTGTGTTTAAGTAGGCGATGTTCGTTGCATCCGTGTTCATTATCCAGAAACCCTGACACCTTTCCAACCCCGGGTTTCCTAGCATGTCGATCGGATCGAAGTTACCTGCCGTTGTAGCTGCTGCTACGAGCTTACTAAGTCCTCTTGCTGTTGCTGCCACTAGCCCTCCTTGTTCAACTGTTTTGCCTCTACTGAGAACGGTATCCCGAAACGCTTGGTGGGCGGGGCTTCCATAATGTCGATGATCTGTGCTGTAGTTTCCTCTAGCACATGCGGTGCGATGTAGAACCAGAGGCTATCATGTACTGAATTGCAGATCCGAGCTTGTATCTCACCACGCTTTATCGCTTCACTCAGCATGATGGTGCTCTGCATGAGTATTTGCCCGCAACCGCCTTGAACTACACGGTTGAAAGCAATATGGTGCTTAGCTTGTACACCAGGAACTTCTGGTTGGATTCGTGCCCGGCGACGGTTCCACATTTCCACGTGTCCGTACCGCTTGTGGTAGTTGGCGTACGCTAAGTTAGCTCGACGAAATCCTGGGTACTGTCCGTGAAAAGCCTCCTTCCAAGACTCCGCTTGATCGAGTGTGCAACTGAATCCGAACATTCGATATAGCTGTGCCTTAAAAGTGTCAGCTCCAACTCCGTAAATCCACGCGAAGTTCCCAGTCTTACCAACTTGTCGAGCAGTATATCTATCATCGAGTTGATCGTAGGCTCCGATGACGGTTGCTGTTGCTGCATGTGGATCTAGTCCTTCTGCGAAGAGTTCGTACATGATAGGATCATGGCCTAGCCTCATAGCATAGAATGATCCGAGTCGTAGTTCTACAGCATTGTAATCAAACTCTACAAGCACTGATCCCGGAGGGTCCACGAAGAGACGTTTGACTCTCGCTCCGTCTCTAGGAATCTGTTGCAGGTTCGGCTCAGCGCAAGACAGTCTGCCCGTAACCGTGCCGTGTTGTTTAAGACCTGGATGGATTCGATCGGTAGCAGTTCGACGTCGCTTGAATCCTTCGTACCATGTTGAGTCCGCTTTTGCCAGATTGCGCCAGCGTAGAATGTTGCGGAACAGATCCCCATGCTGAGGGAACTGATCAATAAGACGATTGAGCGCTTCCTTGTCTTGTCCACGTTGTCCTTTCTGAGTGTAGGATAGACACGGCAGTTTCATCTCTGTATAGAGTAGTTCGTCTAGTTGCTTGCGCTTGCTCGGCTCGAAGCCTACGATCTTCTCAATTTGTCGCATTTCTTCTTGACCTACAGCCTGCATAACGTCGAGAAGGTCCCAGTCTACTAACAAACCTTCTTGAACGATGTGCTGTAGTGCCCGAATGTACCGAGCCGATGTCTTGTAAAGCTTGGCCAACCCTTGTTCTTCGAGCTTGCCTCTGTCTCTAAGGAAGAGTTTATACGTCAGCCGAATGTCCTGCTGAGCGTACTCACTCATGAACTGGAACGGAATCTCATTCCAGCCGTATATCTTCTCGATCTTGCCGATGTCGACGATGCTTTCGCCCCATCGAATTCCCTTGGTTTCCTTCAAATACCGGAGACTCAGGAAGTCCAGGCTGTAGTTGTACTCATTCTCGTTGAGAATGTGGTGCATAACAAGAACATCCCAGATGAACCCGTCATGAACGTATCCGTTCTGCTCTAGAATCTCTAGATCGAACATCAACGAGAAGCCGATCATCTCCTTGCCCCGCAATAGCGGAATGACGTCGACGAATTCTTGTGGCGTGAAGTAGAACGTGTCTAAATCTAGGCCAGTCGGGATACCTACAGCTACACCCATGAGTTCTTTGCCGTCGAACGTATCTGTCTTGTACGTTTCAACGTCGAGAACAAAGATGCCGGTGCGCCGCAGTTGCTCTTTGAACTTGCTCGCTGGGTCTAACTCATAGGTCAATGTCATCGCTGCCCTTTAGATCTTCCTCGTTTAGTTCGCCGGTCATTTGTAGTGCAGGCTTCGCAGCCTCTGGTTCTCTAGCAGAAGTCTTTTCAAACCAATGGTCTGTGTTCCTGTTCAGGAACAGCGTGCTGGTTCCACTGAGGAACCTAGTCTTCACACCATCGAATTCTACACCGCTTTTGGAACGCTGCATGATAAACACGGTATTGGCACGATCACCGAAGACACGGCTGCCGTAAGCGTCGTCTATGGTGAACCTGTAGTTCTTGACTCCGGCAGGTACCTTCCTCGGGTGTGCAATTACGATGCACCATATTCCGAGTTGTTGTCGGAGTCTGTCAATCCAGTCGGCAATCTTTCTTGCACCAGTCTCATCCTGTAGGCTTGTCTTAGTCGAAGCCCCAAGAGTGTCCAAGATAAAGCCGGAGAAGCCACCGTCTCGAAGTCGTTTCTCGTATGCCTTCTGGTTTCGTTCATCGTCAAGAGCTACAGCCTGTCCGGTTGCACGAGTCTGGAAGTATTCTTCTAGGTGCTCAAGCTCATCAGTCGTCATGTTGTTCGACATTGGTAAGAGGAACTCTGTAAGCTCAGCGCTGTTCATTTCATGGCTGGCTACGTAGATTTTCTCTGCTCGCTCTCGCTGTTCAATCTCGAACCCTAACCACGACTTCTTGCTTAATGCGATCGTGATTCCGAGGTTGAACGCCAGGGTTGTCTTGCCGATCCCTGTAGGTCCAACGAGATACATCAAACCTTTGTTGCCGAGAACTCCTGGGATGATCCATTCGATTCGTGGACTCTTTGTGATCAGAGTCTTGAAACCTACAGCCTCATTCCAATTGATGTCGTCGTCAGCAACTGGCGGTGGTTCGTCGGTAACGATTCTGATGGGCGGGGTCGTCTTCTCTTGAGCCCGGTGTAGGATAGTATCTAGTTGTTCGTTCCTGTCGGAACGGTTGTCGAATTTGCCCCATTTCTTGGCAGCTTCATCGACGATGTGTCGTGCTTCTTCTAGTGCGAACTCTTCTTCGAGTAACCTACACGCTAGCTCGAACAGCTTGTCGGAACGGGTTCCTTCGGATGGCTTGGAGTTGTAGAGCTTCTTCGTGTACTCCGTTAACTCTTCCCACCGTTGGATCGAAACCTCTTCCATGCCGAGTTTCGGCGTGAGAAGGTTCATCTGAGGAAGCCTGAACTCTGTCAGATCGAAGACTGTACCGTGGTTCTCTAGGAGAGAGACTGGTTTCGGTGGAGTGTGTTTGTGGTTGAAAGTACCGGGGATCCGGAGTAATTGTGTAGGATCATGTCCGGACTTATCTGCACCAGGAACTGCGTTTCCAAAGAAACGGTTCGTCTCTAAAAGTGCCTCACGCCCAAGCCACGCCTCAGATCGTCGGTACTGGTGGACCCTACCGACGGAGCCCGAGGCGACCAGGAGGCCGGCAGGCGGGCAGCTAGGGCCGTCTCGTGGCACGTCCGTTGGCAGGTCGTCCACATCGGCCCAGCTAACCCAGCTACCTAGACAAAATTCCATCCGGCGTCTTTGGACGTGAAAGAGCGCAGGAGTGAAATAGACATCACCCTGCGCTCCTAGTTGTTGAACTTTGTTTTCCGAGACCCGAGAGATTCCATCGGGTACTTTGATGAACCATTCCTTTGCTGGCTTTCCACCTTTGAAGAGTGAAAGCGCAAAGTAACCCTCTTGGTCGCCACCGAAGACGTAGTCGAAGAACTCATTGAGCATCCCTCCCTCGATTCTTTCTTTTCCCAGCCACGGGAACTCTGTCTCTCTACCCGAAAAGCCGTACCCTCAGGATTAGAGAGTACGGCTAGTCAGGATTCCCGTGGCTGTGGAATTACCCCGGAAGGGCGGGGTTCTCAGTAGGGCTCTTCGTCCATTTCGTAATCCGAAACGGAACGCCAACCCATGATCTTGGTTCGGGGCTTTGACTCGCCGTCACGCTTGTCAACTTCCTCGACCGTTTGGAGTCGAACCGACACCGGCATGTCATCGAAGTAACTCATCGCCACGTTGCGTCGCCCACGAACGTCTCGAACTTCTGGTCGGAACTCCTTGAAGTTCACATTCCGACCTTCCCAGTCTTCTCCAGTCGTCGCCGAAAGGAAACTACACAGTTCCCTGAGTCCGTTCGGAGTCCAGTTCGGCTTGAAACCGAGCCAGATGTACTTTCCGAAGAACGTCCCGTTGTAACTTGCCAGCGGACCGGAAGGCTGGTCGATCTGCACACTGATGTTCCAACCACGGCTGACTTTGCCGGTATTCGGACCATCGGTGTTTGTCTTCTCTTGGTGTAGGACACCCTTCACCTGTGCGTTGTACCAACCATCGGGAGGGTACACCATCGACAAGTCGGCGTCTTCACCGAACATCTTGTCGAAGTCGAATTCAGGTGTGTCGTCTTCTGTCGAAGCGAAGACGAAACCGGAATCCAACGGCGCCTCTTCGTCATCGTCCGTGAACGGAGTGGTAGTCTGGTCCGTCATGCGTGTTCCTTTGTTTGTTGTAGTTGGCTAATGAAACCGTCTAGCGTTTGCCAGTCTGGGTCTCGTATGATCGGGTTCTTCCCGATCGGGAATCGTGACTTCGTTAGCAAGTCGGTACCGGATTGAACCCGAAGGGTTCGTGTAGCTCCGGTTAGTTCCAGGAAGAAACAGCAATCCATCATCGCCATCACTTCTCTGGTTAGGGCGGGGCTAAGACCTGGTCGAATTAGTTTCTTCTGTAGTCCCTGAACTGTGATTGTATCCTCCGTCATGTGGCACGTGAGGATGAGGTTCTTACCTGTGCTCAGAAGAGCTTCGATGAATTTGACGATTCGGAAGTTGTTGGCAGAATAGATAGCTTCGTGGAACGGGTTCTTCTCTTCTACAAGAACGTCTACACCACGGATCTGTCGCTCACGTTCGATGCTTTGTAGAGAAGAGATGGTATCGACGACGATGGTGTCGATTTCCGCTAGGAACTTCTTATCTCGACATAGATCACGTAGGAAACGAACTGCTTTTTCCCAGTCTTGCGTCGAGTACCACTTGACCGCCGAGCGGAGTTCACTCGGGAGATTCCGTAAGACAACTTGTCCGCCGTCATCGAACTCGATAATGAGGGGTCGTGGAGCCTTAGCAGCGAGAATAGTTTTTCCCGAACCTGGCCATCCGTAGAGGAAGAGTTTCCATCGTTCGAGATAGGCTTCATCTCCAGTCCTTATTGCGTCAGCTACAGGCATTATGGTAGCTCCGGGTAGACTTCCGAGTCGAGGTCGAACTGATCAATGTCAAAGTCTTGTACCTCCATTGTCGTAGTCTGGAACTTAGTGCTAGCAAGTTCATCTATGGAACTGCCCTGTAGGTAGGTCATGCAGATTTCACTGAAACCGCAGCCACTACAGAACTTGTCGAGTCGACGACCGAACTTGAAGTTCTCGTACCGCCACATCTGGTCGATGAGACCGAACAGTTCTTCTTGGTAAGCGTCGAGAGTTGTCTTAGTAACTTTGAGTTGATGCCTCTGGAAACGCTCTTCACGCTGTAGTGCCTCGTGAACGTTGTTCTTCGGCAACCACATGTCGACCGTGTTGATCATCATCCATTCGACTTCCACGCCTTGAAGTGAAAAGAGGAGCGGATAGAAATTCGTCTGGATGTCAAAGACGATCGAATCTGTAGTCCACGGGCGCCTTGTGTGCGTCTTGTGATCGACGATTCCCAAAGCAGCCCTCCGCTCTGCGAGTAGATCAACAATGCCGTGGAGATAGATCGGTCGGCGTCCTGTAGCTTTTGAACTGCGAAGCGTGGTATCGGCGAACGTTTCAATTTCGGCTCCTACAGGGATTAGTTTCTCACCACGCTCGGCCCATTTCATGTAAGTGATCATGATAGTGTAGGCGTTGAAGAACAGCAACTGACTCTCGTAGTCAGTCCATCCGTTCTCGGCTTGTGTAGTTTCCATCAGTTCGACCAGTTCTTGACTCGTTAGAATCTGAACCGGCCGACCGATGAACTTCTTATAGTAGTTCTCGGCCAGCTTGTGCCACATCTCACCGAGAGACATCTTCTGTGTCTGAACACGGAACTCAGACAGATTCTCTCGGCGTACGAGACTCCACTTATAGTTACACCTCTGGAAGAGAGCTACCTGTGTAGGACTGATAGTGATAGCGTTCTCGGGAATGTCTTCTCTGGTTAGTAGTTTCATAGCTCCCTTGTTAGGCTCGGCGGAGTAGGTAGATGATCAGTAGAATGAGTGCAACGATCGCAAGGATGACTAGTACGGTGATGAGGGTTGGATCTACAGCTAGAATCATAATGTCCCCGGTGCCCATTTTGTTCCGGTCCAGGTGAACCACCATTTACCAAGGAAGAAGTTATCCCACGACGCCCATGCTCCGGAGCCGTCGGGAAAGTAACCCAGTCCTTGTAGTTTATCAGCGTTTGCTTGATCGCCGTTCGTAACGGTTGGCTCTGGTGGAAAGTTCTGACTGATCTTCACACTAGCCTTGTTTAACGGACCCTGAACCCAGGAGAGATAGTTAGCCGTTTGATCGGCAGGACCTATCCACGTAGCCATATCAGGGTTGTCCGGTAGGCCGATATCTACCCAGTTTCCTAATGGCCAGGGATTTGTTTGTCCGGCGGCGCCTAGTCCATAGTTCAAATCTTGCATTGTCTGCGGATTATCACAACCCGGAGGCGTAAAGTATCCTGGGGCTCCCGCAACTACACCTGTTGCTGGGTTAGGAGGAACCGGAGGAACCCAACCCGGAACTAGCGGGCCGTCGTCTAGTGGGTAGAGTTTGTAGTAACGCATTGTGTCGCAGAGAATCAATAGATCCCGTGCAACTTTTCTGGATTGTTCTTCGGTCCTACAGTCCCTTCCCATGAACCAGTTTCCCTGGGTTCTCATGGCAAGAGCTAGCTGATCTACGTCTACGTCGCTGAATGGAGGGTTTGGGGAGATGTAAGGCTGTATTTGTCCGCCTCCTGGCATCGACGTGACAATCGACGCCATGAAAGGTTCGGTCACAGCTTACGAAACTGCGTGTAGGGAGCCTTTAGAATAACAGGCTCCGGGTCTTCTCCCCTCTCTATCCCTGGACTTTCCGCACCTCTACTTTCTCCGCCTTCTGGCGGGGGAGGTTCTGGAAGTTCAGCCTTAGAACGGGCGAGAGAAGTTTCGGCGTTCTCATCGCCCATCTGTAGTTGTTCCATTCGAGCGTGATGCTCACGCTCGCCGAGTTCCTTCTGCTTGATCTGTTCCCTGTCTTCTGAATCTGCTGGACGTTCGCTCACTTCTTACCGCCGATGTTAGCCTGCCGCTGTTCAGCGGAGGACTTGCCTTCATCGGAAGTTTCGTCGTTCTTACGTCGAGCGTTCGCCATCTGCTCTGTAGGTGTAGGTGAAGGCTCAGGAAGATTCGACGGGAGTCGAGCGTTACCAGAACGCTGTTGAAGCGATTCGTCCAAATAGACAGAAGCTTGTGTCTTTGCGTACTCGGCGAAATCCGCCGCTGGCTTCGGCTGTTCGTATCCCATATCCAAGAAAGCCTGGAGCAATTCGAGAGCTACAGCCCGAGCGCTTTCAACGGAACGAACATCGTTGCCGAGGAAGAAGGGACCTACACGCTGCAAAGCGAGAGCGAGAAGATCGACGTCCTTATCTTCCCAAGGAACCTCTTCGACTTCTGGTTCCTCGGTAGGAGTTTCCTTGGTAACTGTATCAGGCATGGCGGTTGCCTTTCTCTTTATTGTTCGATTATGCCGGGGAACTGGACCACCTTTGGGAGTATGAGCACAGTTCCCCGGCTGCCTAATCTACACGGTGGGTGGAATCACCGTTGACTGTAGATTGGCAAGTGGTCGATGCTGGAATCGAACCAGCTATTCCTTTTCGACCTGACGTTTCGCTTCTTGTTGTTTTCTACTCCACGGGAGTAGGTCTTCTAGTGGAAGAACTCCCACCATTATCATGCCTAAGATGATTGACTTAATCGGTACTGACTCTTCGTAGAGAGCCTCGATGATTATCAAGACCCCTAGGATGAAGATTGTTATTCTGCGTACGGCGTCAAAGAAAGCTGTAAACATACCCGTCCTCGTTCGGGAAGGGTGGTGTAGTGGCCCGAGCTAGAATCGAACTAGCTGCACAAGAAGAACTCCGGGAGAGACAGAGACCATTGTTTTCTTGGCGCTCCTGCCGAGCCATGATGGCAGTTTAAAGACATGCCCAGGTCTTAGTTCACTCAGGAATCGTCGTCGTCGAACAACTCCGTCACGTTGTCGTCGGAATCCGCCTCGAAGTCTGCCGGATCGTCGTCCGACAAATCGAGAGTCAGTTCGTTGATGTCTTCCGTGGACTCGTCGTCGTCATCGGAAGTTTCGTCCGTCATCTTGTTGGCGACGATCTTGTGACCGGAAACCGTGAACTCGAAACGGTCCGGGGGATTGGCCCGATCGAAGTTCGGGTTCTGCTCTTCGATCGCCTTCCAGAGTTCACCGACGTTCTTGACGAACTTCTTCAGGTGGGTCTGAACCGCCGAGAGCTTTCGCTCGGTGATCGCCGTTTCGGTTCCCTCGGGATCGGTCACCGTGAACTGGAAAGTACCGCCGAGACGCTTTCCGGTCTTCGCACGATCCCCGACAGCACCACGGAGGTTGTCGATCTTCTCCTTGCCGAGAATCGAAACACCCACGGCCTTGAACCAATCCGGATCGGTTCCTTCCAGAAGGTTCCGGATGCCGTTCATGTTGTCGACGTGAATCTTGCGTTCCTTTCGGAACTCGACAAGCTCGGCTTCCTTCGGCTTGTCGGACTCATCGACCTTCGTGATGTTCGCATCGACGAACGTGTCGAGACGCTTGTCGTACTCCTTGAGAACCCGACGGACCGTTTCGTACAGTCCGGCGAACTGCTCGTCCGACAAACCTTCCGCCGAAAGTGCGTTTCGGATGGAAGTGGCCACCGGGTTGTTGGCCTTCTTGTCGGTCATGTCGGGGTTGGCAGCCTCGAACCGAGTGTTGAGAAGCTTCGTGCGACCGAAACTCTCCAACGCCATTTTCTCGTCGAGGGTGTCGACCAGTTCCTTGGAAGCCAGCCACTTCTCGACCAGAGTGACGGTGAACGGGTTTTCCGTTCCGATGTTGACATCAGACATTTGGATGCAACCTTTTCCAGTAGTGGGTTTGTTGGTAACGCCAGGTGTTGCGCTTGTCCCGACTACAATTCGGGCACTTATCTGTTTCGCCGGGAGTTGAGAATCCAGCTAGACAGTTACTACAGTAGCGAGCACAAGCTCGTATCTGTCGTCTGTTGATACCGTAGCACACTCCGCAAATCCAGCGCAAGGGATAGTCTGGATAAAGTGTTCCCCAAGCATTATGGTAGTCGGAAGTGCAGATCAGAGGTAGTTTGTTCAGGAAGAAACTCGGTCACCTGTCTCGACGGTGAGGAAGACGTCTTCGTAACGCTCCTTGATCAACTCCGAGAGGATGACTTCGTTGGTGTCGATGTCGCCGATGATGTCATCGGAATCCTCTGCGTTGAGTGGAACTCGGATGACAAGCGTTCGGTTTTCCATTGTGTTCTCTTTCCCTTTCGCTTAATGGGCGAGGTCGTTTTGTGAGGTTAGCTTTCGGGGTCCCGCCGTCCAGGCAGGCTCCGCCCCACGCCCCTCACAGTACCATAGGGCCGAAACCCCGTCAAGAGCTAGTGCCCAAAGGATTTTCGTACTTTCGGAACTTAGCCGCATCCTTTACGTCGAAGCCAGGCCCGGTAGTATTCGATTCTCTCTTGTATCGCTGCCCTGTTGGCGTTCGATGCTTCGGGGAATCGTTCGACTTCCAGTAGGAAAGCCGTATGAATACTATCACAGAGCCCGCCAGGTAGAAGCACCCGAACTTCCTTCGGAAGCTGGGCAACTATCTCGGCTTCTGTAGGCTGCTTAGTTTCTGGAACGGCCAAGATGGCAACTACAGCCAGTGACGCTGTAACGGCTAGTGTTCTTCGCTTCACAGAACTAGTTGTCGTAGTAGAATTGCTGTACCTCCGTGTGTAGGTTTAGAATTGCTAACCGTACTTGCTTTTCGTATTTCCTACACGCCTCTGCGTCCTCAGGATCTGGCTCGATGTTATACTTTGCTCTTGCGAGCACCGCTTCTCGGATTCTTTCTCCGTAAGCGTGCCAGATGTAATCTTCACCCTGAGAAACGCAGAGACTGTAAGCAGCAGCAAGCTCAGTCAGCAGCTTCTGTCTTGGACTCTTCTTCGAGCGCAAGAAGATCAGCCCTTCGGTCTAGCTCGTCTGCGTGATTGAGCAGTTCCTCCGCTATCTTTCTCAGTTGGGCCGTTACCTTTCGCAAACTAGTCGGCATACTTTCCAACTGCTTAGCCTTGGAAACAACTTCGTGCAGACGAGAGAACAACAGCAGGTAGTGAAGGAACAGATCCTTCGTCTCCCACTTGTCTTCTAGTCTTTCGAACCATCCGGACCTGTAGTAGAACACAGTCCCGTTCTTGAGCAACGTTCCGTCTTTGACAGCACGGGAAACCTGAACCGACAAATTGCTGTCGCCGATTTCCTTCGCTGTTCTAGGACGACGGAAGAACGCTTTGTTCACTGTTGGCACTATTGCCTCCGAGTTATCCTGGGCGGGATTGAATCGTCGAGAAGGATGAAGTCCTTCCAGATCTGCTCGATACGATCTTCGTCTTCCTCTTCATCCCACGCATCAGTCAATGTGACTTTGCAGGAACGAACGACGAACGTATCGTCTTCTACTAACTGGAAGTCTTCGCTCTTCACAACGACCAGTGTAGGATCAGGACAGTCGATGTAATACATCGCCGTCATACTCATTGTGTCGAGACTGAACTGCTCGACATCAGTTTCGACGTGACGTTCTTCACCCCACGGCAATCGTATCTTAGTCACAGTTCTGCTTTCTGTATTCCATCAGGAAGCGTCCTGAAAGGTTCTTCAGAATGGTATCTAGCCTCTCATTCGAGACCTCTCGGTAATGCACCAAGGCGGTTCCGTAGAGAAAGTTCTTTATATAGCTTGACGAGACGAAGTTGTTTCGTAGTTGTCCCGTCTCTTCATCACGACGCAACGCTTGGTAGTTGTAGTATAGGACGTCAAATCGAGCCTTCTTCTGCTGATTGTCCGTCATTAAGAATCACCGTCGATGTAGATGGTACCTTCTCGTTCGATCAACTCTCGCACGAACTGTAGGCCACGCTTCTTGGTGTTGTGGCCTACACCCTTGAGAAGATAACCGGGAGGGTAAACACGCCTCTCGTAAATCTTCTCCGTCATCATGCGATTGTATGACCTAGCCCAGAAAGCACCGCAGGAACTGCATTCACGATAGACCGGCCAGCCGTAAGGAACAGCCAACCAAGGATCAATCAACTTGGGTCGCATCCATGCATGACGATCGACTCTACAGTCCAAGTATTCGTCTGGATACTCTTCCAGAATCTCGTTGTAGGACTTGATGTCATTCTCCTTCGGCACCTGGGCACTCTCCTTCTGGTAACTCGAACGCACAGTAGACACAGTCTCGCTTGAGACAAGCACCGTTGCAAGTGCAGTCTAGGAAGCTGTAAGCTCTCCCGTCTCTCTTTATGACGGGGTACTCACTCGGGTCCTTCATCGTCCTGTCTCTCTTCTATCATGTCTAGTAGTTTCCTAGCAAAGTCTTCGGCGTCGATCTGCTCTTTCTCATGGTCTCGCAGATGCAACAAGAACAATGACCCTAGAGTCACTATCATGGTGAACATAGCTGCCAATAGAAGCAAGATCGGAACCACTTTACCTCCGGAAGAGTCGATCCAAGAGTCGATTCAACCAACCGGGGTTTTCTGGAAGAACCCTGCGATGCTCCGGCCTGTTGCAGTCATGCAACCCGTATTCGCTTATCTCAACTTCGTTGAGTTTGAACAACCTCCCGCAACCCATGCAGGAGAAGTAACCATCTTGTGCCATCAGTGTCTCTTTCTGTAGTAGTTTGGGGAACTACACCAGGACATCTAGTGTAGAACCCGAAGCCACTACAGGCTACTCGTGAAGCTCAATTGAAAGTGACTCCGGGTCTTCGAGAAGTTCGCCGATGTCGAGAACTCCCTGATCCCAGTCGTAACTCAGAGTCTCACAGACTTGTGCCGGAGTCGGTTCCGGTGCGTCCAGTTCTATCTCCTTGTAGTCGTTGGTATCGACCCGGATGATTACTGTTACCTTGATGGGAATGATCATTTTACTCTTCTCCTGTATCTACCGGGGGTCCGTCGTAACTACAGTCTCTCGGTTGAGAGAGTTCGTCGTAGCAAACGCTACTGTTGTTCTCGGAGCGAATCCACAACCCAACCAGAAGTGCTACGACCATCGCTATGATCAGCATCCTGATTACTTTCCAGTCGTCGGACATCGTT